ACTTGTTAGCTAAATTTTTTATTGCAAGTAGGAGTGGGCTGGCTCCTTAAAAAGCCCAAGGCTTATATAAGTGCCAAATCTAAACTTGTAAATGGTCTGCTTGACCGCTTCAATCCTTCTAAGAAGGTTGCAACCCGCAAGGTTGCTGCTCGTAAGAGTGTTGCGCGTCAGCTGGCTGCTGTAGCATAAGCTACCCCTTGCATCTGGGACGCAGATAAAGGAATGCGAGGACGACATCTGCAGAAAACAGAAAAAGTTATTCATATTCACAAACTGTAGTCCGCTGAGTATTCGGAGGCAAATAAATGAAATTGAATGTTGAGTTTGCAACAACATAAAAAAGCAGGACAAACTTGTAACGAGATAGATTATGGATCTATACAAGGACGCGGGTTCGACTCCCGCCATCTCCACCATTTCCTTCTTGACTTTTTCGGGAATATCGTATATCCTAAAAAAAATAAAAAACGAAGCGAGAGGACAGTGGACGACATACATGAAGAAGTGCTTAAATAAAAGACAAATAATACAGAGGCATATTAATGAACCAAAAGCCAATAAGAGGGCTTTCTGGAAAAAAGAAATGACGCTTCTGAATAGATTCCTCAAGGAATTTCCAGACCAATGCTTTTGGAGCGTTGTAGATTTTTATCAAAAGTTTGATAGCCTAGCTATATTAGCTAGCCCCAACTGGAAAAAGTTTGTAAAGAAAAAGTATTTAGATTATAACTATGTGGTGCCAAAGTATTCCGCGCCACAACTAGAAGAACAAAAAATAGGACAAGATGCAAATATTAAAAAAACAGAGAGAACAATCAGCGATTTCTTATCAGAATAAAATGAGTGGAACATTAGAGCAAATAAAAGCGTTTCTTAGCGACAAGAATAACAAGAACTTCCATTATAATGACTATAAGGAGCTAGACTATAAAATCCCAACGGGCAGCCTTAATTTAGATTTGTCCCTAGGAGGGGGATTTCCAGCGGGAGTACATCGTTTTACAGGAGTAAACGAAGGAGGAAAGACGTCTTGCGCTCTTGCCGTAGCGAAGAACTTTCAGGATCACTTTGGCGAGAAAGCTATGGTTGTATACATCAAGAGCGAGGGTCGGCTCAGTAATGAAATGGTAGCTCGCTCGGGAGTGGACTCGAGCGAAGAAAGATTCTTCAAGTTTGATTGTAATGTTTTTGAAAAAGTTTTTGAACTTATTAGAATGTTGGTTAAAGAAAATGAGGACGACAAGAAGTATATGTTTATCGTAGACAGCGTTGATGCACTATGTAGACAAAATGACTACGAAAAGCCTTTTGAAGACAGCGAACAAGTCGCAGGAGGAGCCTTAATAACATCTGTCTTTTTAAAGAAGATGGTCTTGCCTATTATTAAATTAAACCACATGATGATCCTAACCTCTCAAGTGAGAGTAGAAGTAGCAACGAATCCATATGCGGCTAGAGGAGGGCCAAAGACCAAACAAGCAGGGGGCAATGCGATTAAACACTATGCGAATTTTATTCTTGAGTTTCAAGATCGTTATAATAGTGACATTTTATTTGAGAACCCAACTGCGGCAAAGCTAGAAGACAAGGGGAGCCCAATTGGGCATATCTGTAAGATTGTTTTTAGGAAAAGCGTAAACGAGAAGACAGGAGCGTCGGTAAGATACCCGATTCGGTACGGGAGGACAAACGGTAAATCAGTCTGGCTAGAAAAGGAAGTAATAGACATGTGCTACATATGGGGCTTTCTGGAAAAAAAGGGCGCATGGATTTCCCTAGATAAAGAAATTGTGCAGAGATGCAAAAAAGCCAAGGTCGAGTTCTTTGAGAAGATTCAAGGAGAGCAGAAGCTCATAGATTTTTTAGAAAATAATACAGATTTTTGTCAGTTTCTTCTCGAGTTAATTAAAGAAGAGGTTAAAACAATCAAATGAAGTTCATAACCCTGATGGGGGCAACCCGCAGTGTCCCAAGGGCGAAGAAATACCTCATCAACTGGGAGGCAAAGAGCAGAAGCAAGATACAAAAAGCTACGAAAGATTTTTTAAAAGACTTTTGGCAAAAACACGTAGTTTTTGAAGAGTTCCCAGTCGCAGGCACAAAAATGTCTTTAGATTTCTATAATGCAAACAAGAAAATCGCAATAGAGGTCCAAGGCAGGCAGCACACAGAATATACTCCCTTTTTTCACGGGAACAATAAATATAACTACATAAACCAACTGCGCAGAGACCAAGATAAACAGTCCTTTTGCGACTTGAATGACATTCGCTTGATAGAGATATATTCTATTGACGAGTTGACTAAAGATTATTTCAAAAAAATAGGAGTTTTACTATAAACAGTGTAATATAAATATATGAAGTTCGATCCAGAAAACTTACCCGAATTTAAAATGCCAACGAATTTGTTGGAGAAAATCTTTGATCTTTCGGGTAACCACGATGTAGGAAAAGGGGTGCTAGTAGCATATTTAACGCAAGAAGGTAACCCTGTGATATTTATGAAGGCTAGCGGCAAGATTATCGAGATGGGGCTCAGGAAAGCTACGGAGTGTTACCTCGAAGAGGCCGAGGCGCAAGGCCTTGGGGGTTTAGGCTTTATAGAGCAAGACGACATTATTGACAGGGACGACGAAGACGAAGGCTTGCAGGGATAAGTATTCTCCTTGACAGGATGCTGTTGATGTAGTATCATTAGGCATGATCGAATCTAAAGAGCTTGAGCGGCATTTACTTGCTGGCCTTATAAAACACCCATCTACATATGGGCAGATCGCACCGTTTGTAAACGCGGAAGATTTTTCAACTCAAAGCACCCAAGTACACGCAACTATCTTCAAGATATTAAAAAATTGCATCGACAAGGGAGAGAGTATAGATGAGGTAGTAATAGCTCAAAAAGTAAAAGACTTTAATATTTCCTTCGAAGACAATATAGACGTTGGCCAATACATAGCCTCCTTAGGTTTAAGGAAAATTTCACCAGAAGGCACCATAAACGCCGCTAAAGAACTGAAAAAGGTAAGCGTTAGGCGTTCTATTTATGATGCAGCAGTGAAGGTCGCGCAAAAAATGAAGACCTTAGGGGCTAATCATTCTTTTGAGGAAATCATTCAGCACGCAGACACTATTTATAATAGGCAGGTAGACCTTTACCACGCAAATGATTGCCCTCAGAACCTCTATCAATCAATGGAGGGGATTATTGAGGATCGTGGAGACAACCCTAAAACTGAATTTGGTTTTATGGGACCCCACGAGAGACTGAATGAACAGTATGGCTCGTTATTGCGGCCAGGAAATATTTCTGTAGTAGTTGCAAGATCTGGAGTAGGGAAAACGACTTTTTGTTTGGATTTCGCCAGTAAGGTTTCCAAAAAATACGATAATGTCCCAGTGCTCCACTTTGATAACGGCGAAATGTCACAAGAAGAGCTCACTATGAGACAGTGCGCCACTTTAGCGAAAGTTCCAATTCATTATTTAGAAACGGGCCTTTGGAGAAAGAACGCAAGTTTCGTAGCTAAAATAAGGCAGGTATGGAAGCAGATTAAGGATTTTAAATTTTATTATTATAATGTTGCTGGCTTAACGGTGGATGAAATGACGAATGTTATTCGCCGTTTTTATTACTCTTCAGTAGGAAGAGGGAATCCTATGATTTTTAGCTTTGACTACATTAAAACAACGGATCAAACTCAGAGCAAAAACCAAAGTGAATGGCAAGTTGTAGGAGATATGATTACCCAGTTTAAAAACTTAATTCAAAAAGAAATATTGGGTGATGATGGCCCCGTGATCTCTATGATTACTAGTGTCCAGAGCAATCGCTATGGGATTACCACTAATCGCAGGGCTGAGAATACAGTTGACGATGAGAGCGTGGTATCCCTGTCAGATAGAATCATTCAATATTGTTCTCATATGTTTCATTTGCGCAGAAAAACACTAGATCAGATTCAAGAAGAGCCAGAGGGCTTCGGGACGCACCAGCTGTCATGTTTAAAGTCTAGGCATTTAGGTTCTGATTTCCATCGAGCAATTACCCCTGTTGAAATGCCAGACGGGTCTAAGCGGAACAATTTTATTAATTTAAATATGGAAAATTTTGGTATAGAAGAATGCGGCGATCTTCAAGACCTAGTAGACAGCATAAACCTAGGCAATGTGCGCCCCGCTCAGACAGATTTGGATAATTTCCCCGATGAGCTATGAGCGTTGACGTAAAAGAGGTATTAGAGTCATTAGGCTATAAACTTAGCGACAGAGGTCAATACTGGCAGACTAATGCCATGTTCAGAGATGGAGACAATAAAACCGCGCTCCAAATATATAAAGATACTGGAGTATGGAAAGATCATGTACAAGATACGAAATTTATGAAGTTCGAGGCTTTGGTGACCAAAACCTTAGGGACGAACAACAAATCAGTTCTTAAAAAATATTTAAAAGAAGGGGATTTTGATTCTCTAGAAAACAGAAGACAACCTAGCAAAAAATTAGAGATGGAAGAAATATTTGATCAAGAAATTCTAGACAGACTGCTGCCTCACTATAAATTTTATAATGATAGAGGCATATCCAATTCTATTTTGAAATTTTTCAAGGGAGGCTTTGCGACCTATGGCCAAATGAATAAGCGGTTTGTTTTTCCTATATTTAACATTCACCAGCAAATACATGGGTTTGCGGGCCGAGATATGATAAGTTCCGATAATAGGCCAAAATGGAAACATATCGGTAGGAAGTCTAACTGGATTTACCCCGCCTACCTTCAGGACGGCGATGGAGAGAGTATCGCTGATTTAATTAGAGAGGCCCAGTCCGTTATTTTAGTAGAAAGCGTAGGAGATTTGCTTGCGCTACATGAAGATGGCATAAGAAATGTATTAGTTACGTTTGGCCTGGACGTCTCCCCTGCTTTAATTTGTTTTCTTTCTGCGATTGAGTTAAATGAAATTGTTTTGTCGTTTAATAATGATAGCAATAAGGAAGATAATCGCGGCTTAAATGCTTCAGTAAAAAATTATCTTAAATTATTAGGGCACTTCGACCAGCATGTCTTAAAGATTTGCTTGCCTACTAAAAACGATTTTGGAGATATGGACGCTGATGACTTTGCTATCTGGAAGAGGAAGCTTAATGACCTAGATCAGCTTGCTCAAAAATTTCACATTATTTCTCAGGCGAAACTTTTATTTAAAAAAGGGAAGCTATCTAAAAATATTATGAAAAACCTTAATTATATCAATGATTGATGATAAACTAACTCCGCTTTCTGCTAGCAGAATTAAGACGGCACAGAATTGTAGTTGGACATATTTTTGTAAATATGTATTAAAACTCCCAGAGTCGACCAATGAAGGGGCGTCTAAAGGCTGGATTTGTCATTTGGTTTTTGAACTACTTGGGGACGACCGACACAAGAAGCATCTTAAAAAAGCTTTAAAAAGCGGCTCTGTTTACACGTCTGACAGCCTTAAACGTCTAGTAGAAATCCATGCAGATAAACTTGGGGTGAATTACGAGGGAGCTCTAGTGGACATGGATGAAATGATGCTTAAGGGTCTCGAGTTTGATTTTTTTGGAGACAGAAAAGAGAAACCTAAAGAAGCAATCTCGGAGCAGGATTTTGATCTTGTTGTTGATGAGGGAGATAAGAGATATAGAATTAAAGGTTTTATAGATAAGTTATTTCTTTATAAGGATAGTGCGACTATTAGAGATTTTAAAACCAGTAAGCAGGTTTTTAAAGGTAAGGATGCGACAGACAACCTACAAGACTTGATGTATTCTTTAGCCGTGAAAAAGATGTATCCACACTGCAAGACTCGCAATTCTGAGTTTTTGTTTTTAAGATTTCCACTTGGAGAGGACCTCCTAGGAAAGCCTCAAAAAGGTTTTCTGAGGATGGAGACGATTTCAGATGAAGAGCTGGAAGGGTTTGAGTATCACCTCACAGAGCTTTCTAAATATTTAAATGACTTTTCAGAAGAAAAAGCTAGGTCTAATTTTGCAGCGACAAAACCCTACCCCTCAGATGGGTCTTTTGGAGGGCCGCTCTCTTGCGGAAGAGAGGGATTTAAAAAATATAGAGGAGAGCCCCTTCTGGACGAGAATGGAGACAAGGTGCCAGCTTTTATCTGCCCATTTAGAAGGCCAATGTCTTATTATGTTTTACTAAATCAGGACGGGGAGGTTAAAAAAGGCGCTTTTTTAGACAACTCCAAATCCCTAGAGAGCATGAAAGAGGATGGAGATACGATAGAGGTAAGAGACTATGGGGGGTGCCCTCATTGGAATAAAAAGGATGAGTTTGACCTTTAAATCAGTCGGGGTACTCATTGAATGCAGCGGAGCGTTTTTATTATGTAAAAGAGCGCCAAACGCTGCAGTTTATCCTAATTTTTGGTCAGTTCCCGCAGGCCATATAGAAAAAGGAGAATCCCCCCAGCTAGCTGCGCTTCGGGAATTATACGAAGAGACCCGTATAGATTTAAGCACTCAACAATTAAAACTTATCTCTAATATTAATAATTTTGGACTATATTACTACAAATCACCCCTTATGTACTATCCAGTGCTAGACATAGAGCACGTAGGATATGCCTATTTTACCAAGCCTGAATTAATAAAGCTCAAACCCATAGACGCCAACCTACTTTCCGACATAAAAAAACTTATTGACTAACAAGCAAAAGTTTGGTATTCTATAAAAATGATTCCTTTATTTAAATCCCATTATTCAATCGGTCGCAGTATTCTTACGCTTGAACAAGACACGGATCGGAGTATTCTTTCCCTAGCTCGAGACGCCGAGCTAGAAGAGGTTGTTTTAGTTGAAGATTCTTTAATTGGTTTTTTAGAAGCCAGGAAAGCTTTTGATGAAGAGGGGAGAAAACTTAGGTTTGGTTTAAGGGTGGAGATTTCCAACAATCCAACCCAATCAGAAGATTGCAAGCATAAGATTATTGTCTTTGCAAAAAACTCGATGGGCTGTCAAAAGCTAAACCTAATATACTCTAATGCATTTGTAGAAACGGGCGGCGTTTTGGATGAGAATTTTCTTAGAGAGGTTTGGTCGGACGATGACTTGAAGCTAGCAATCCCCTTTTATGATTCTTTTATTTTTAATAACACGATGCACTTTTCTACTTGTACTCCCGATTTCTCATTTACATCTCCTGTGTTTTTGATTGAGGACAATAACTTGCCATTTGACCGATTAGTAAAAGAGGAGATTGAATCTTATTGCTCTAAAAATAAATATACCACTCAACAAGCAAAAAGCATTTACTACCCGACAGAAAAGGACTTTTCGGCATACCAGTCCTACAAATGCATCTGCAATCGCGGGTTTAAGTCCAGAACTTTAGATTGCCCTAATTTCGACCATCAAGGCAGCGATCAATTTTCTTTTGAAAGCTGGAGAAAAGAGGTGGTTACTTAAGGTCGTCCAGCTTTTTTAGGGTTTCGTCTTTTATGGTGTCGATTTTTTTATGTATCATATATACGTCTTGCCTCCGAGCCTCTAAAACATTTTCTGCCTTGCTCCAATAATAATGCATTTCTTCTTTTAGTTCTTTTTTTGTGCTATCGACATATAATCTATCTGCTCGAGATTCCTCTCTTAATTCTTTTTTGGTTTGATCTATTGCCACCTTTAGCTCATCATCCTTATGCCTCTCTTCGGACTTAAAAGCGTCTAGAGACTTTCTTAATCCAAATATTTCAGACCTGACAAACTCCATTCCCTTTTCAGCTGTGACTTCTGCCTGTTTAATATCATTCATTAAGGATTTAATAACGAATGCCACAGAGCCAGTAACGAAAGCCCCACAAATACAGATTGCTACGGCGGTAATGATACTAATTTCGTTCATATATAGATATTTACACAATTTTATTGACTGCCAAGAGAGAATATAGTAAAATACCAAAGATGAAAGAACAATTGCTTAGATTTAATAATAAACAAAAATATATGGTATTTGATTTTGAGACCTGCAGCCTCAATCTATGTAGAAAGAACAACAAGCCTTGGCAATTGGGGTTTATTTTATGCGAAGGAGACAAAGTAAAAAAAGAATATGATTTTTTAATTAAGTGGGACAACCTAGAGGTCTCGGCAGATGCGGCGAAAATTACAGGATTTAATAGAAAAAAATACGACAAGGAGGCGGTTGAGCCAGAAAAAGTACTGGAATTCATGGAAAGATACCTTTATGACCCAGCCTATATTAAGCTCGGGCACAATCTGCTAGGCTTTGATGTCTATATTCATTCTATTTTTCGTAGAGCCTTAGGCAAGAAGCCAGATTATTCATACCTAAACAATCTGATTGATACCTTATGCATAGCGAAGGCTATTCACAAAGACATTAAACCGCCCAAGGATAAGCTTTTGTCTTGGCAGTACAAGCTAACTTCATTTAGACAAAGAGGAATGAAGGCCAGCATTACCGCTTTATGTAAATCTTACGATCTTAAATTTGACCAAAGGAAATTGCACGATGCGATTTACGATGTAAAAATGAACTATCAAATATTTCGTAGGCAGATATGGGAGGTAGAGATATGAGTTTCTTTGAAGGCTTTACTCATTATGAAGGCGCTTGCCCTCCTGGCGTTAGGCTTCCAGAGATCAAAATAGAAGACAGGTTTTACGAAAGGCTCGGCGTGGAATCTACGATTTCTAACTTTGATTTCTTGAAAAGGCTTTGCTGGGAAGGAATAAAGAAGCGGGGTATTAATAATTTTAAAAACAAAGAGTCTTATTACGAGAGAGCAAAGCAAGAGCTAGACATCCTAGATGACCTCGGTTTTGTAGACTACATACTATTAAACTGGGATGTACATAATTTTTGCGGGGAAAACGACATCCCTACGGGGCCAGGGAGAGGCTCGGCCGCAGGATCTTTGGTATTATATTTAATTGAAGTCACTAATATTGATCCAGTAAAATATGATTTATATTTCGAAAGATTCGTAAGCAAAAGCAGGGCAAGAAAAATAGAAGGAGACGGAGTAACCTATCTTGACGGGTCGCTTCTAGCAGATATCGACAATGACATTTCTTATGAGCGCAGGCAGGAGGTAGTTTCTTTTATTGAGCGCAGGTATCCAGCAAGGACTTGTAATATTTTAACCCTAAATACGTTAAGCAGCAAACTTTGCATTAAAGAGTGCGGCAAGATCGTGGGGAACTACTCGGAACAAGACGTAAACATTGTGAGCGATTATATTCCTAAAAAATTTGGTAAAGTTGCGCCCCTCGACGAAGCAAACGAAGAGAGCGAGAAGTTTCAGGATTGGGTAACAGATAATCCCGCCACCTTCAAAGTAGCGAAGAAGCTTGAGGGGCTAAATAAGAATACAGGAGTACACCCCTCAGGCATTGCTATTTCATTTCAAAAATTAGAAGAAATTTGTCCGCTACAAAGCACGAACGACGGCGGTCTAGTTAGCGGCTACGACATGAACTGGGTTGCGGAACTCATGGTTAAATTTGATATATTAGGCTTAAGAACTTTAAGCGTGATCTATGATGTCTGTAACACTCTTGATTTAGACGTAGACTCTATTTCTGTTGAGAAGAAGGAGGTTTTTAAGCCCTTGAGGGATGGACTAAGATGCCCGCATGGGCTTTTCCAGATAGAAGCAGATACAAATTTTAAAGTTTGTCGGAAAGTTAAGCCCAACAACCTAGAAATGCTGAGCGCAGTAGTAGCAATCGGAAGGCCAGGAGCACTAGACTTTATGGATAGCTTCGTAAAATTCGCTTCTACTGGAGAGTCCCAAAGCGTGCATCCATTTTTTGACGACATTCTCTCGTATACAGGGGGGATTCCTCTTTATCAAGAGCAATTAATGAAAATGGCGGTAAAAGTTGGCTTCAGCCTCGATGAAGCGGAACAACTTAGGCGTATTGTTGGGAAGAAAAAGGTGGAAGAGATGTCTACATGGAAAAGCAAAATCGAACAAAAGATTATAGAAAATAATTTCCCTCATGAGGCTGGAGAGGTACTATGGAAAGTAGCAGAGGATAGCGCTAATTACTCTTTTAATAAAAGTCACTCCATATCATATGCCACTTTAGCGGCGTGGACGACCTATTTAAAGTTCAAATATCCATTACAATTTTTTCAGTCATTATTAAAAATGACCAAGTTTGAGCCTTCTCCATATGACGAGATATGCAAGATCTCTCAAGAGCTGCCTTATTTTGACATTAAACTTTTACCTCCAGACTTAATCAAGTCCGATATGGATTTTACTATTGAAGGCAAAAATATAAGATATGGGCTGAATAGCATAAAAGGTATTAGCGAAAAATCATTACAAAACTTAAAAGATTTTAGGGATTCTGAGAGGTCAAATAAATATGATATATTTTTAACAGCCAAGAGCGCGGGCTTAAACATAGGAACCTTGTCTGCCTTAATTCAAGCAGGAGCGATGTCTTCGTGTTCGAACGGGAGCAGGTCATTGCTGGTATTAGAAGCGCAGGCTTTTAATATTTTAACTGACCGAGAGAAACGTAATTTTGTAGAAATGGGAGAAAAGAAAAACTACCAACTACTTGATTGCATAGCAGAAACACAGAGGACAAAGATGCTCGGAGACGACGGAAGAATATTAATGCCAGAAAAAAGATTTGGGACATTCAAGAAGAAGTATGGGGCTTATAAAAAGATTTATTTGCAAAATAAGAGCCACGAACAGTTCGCTAATTGGTATTTTGAGAGAAAGCTTTTAGGTTACAGTTATACATATAAACTGACAGAAGTATTTAGAGATGCAGATGTAAATAATTTATTATATGCTACAGAGATGGAAGAAAGAGATAGGGGAAAATTTATTGGAGTAGTGCAGGATGTTATTAAACGCAGGAGCCGCAATGGCAATGACTACATTAGGTTTACGGTTTCAGACGAAACGGCAACAACCGATGGCCTGCTTTTAAATGGGAGAAGCCAGGTTAATGGGAGATGGCAGCAAAACAATAGGGTAGACCGCTTTTTAGAAAAGAATAAGCTCCCCAAAAAGGATAGTATTGTCGTTTTTACAGCGAGAAAGGGCGATGACATTTTATTCTTAGATAATATATCAGTAATAGACGAACAAATCTACATGAAACTTGGAGATATTAAATAGTGTAAATACATACAATATGGAGACAGTACCTAATTTTACGCCTCGGGCGCAAGAAGCCATTGAAATAGCAAAAGAGACAGCAAAAGAAAGCTCTAGTAGTGTTATAGACATTAATCATTTAGCCTATGGCGTACTCGCAATAAAAGCAGAAGCGATTGCAAGAATCCTGAAGAAATCTCAAATAGATGAGGGTTCGCTAGAGACTTATGTCTTATCTTTAATTGAGGCGAATAAAAATTTTCCACAACAAGAGGCGGATACTTTCGCTTTTTCTCATTCAGCCAAGCAATCTCTATCCATTGCTGCGGCCTGCGCAGAAAAGCTTGGGCACGGGTACATAGGCCTAGAGCATTTATTTTTAGCGCTCTCCCAGTACACTGAGTCGCCAATCAATGTGTATGCCGTCGAAACAGGCATTGACCCCAAGCTTATCGCCGCCGCAATGAAAAGGCACTTTTCTGATTTAGATTCAGAAACAATGGAGTCGCCATATATGGGCGCAAGAGAAGATCCCCTAGAGAGCCTGCCTGAGCCTGGCGCACGAGTAGAGTATCTACCTAAATTTGCTGTTAATTTTAATGAATTAGTGGTTAATAAAAAAATAGATAAAGTTGTAGGGAGGACTGAGGAAATTAGAGAAACTTGCGAGATTTTATGCCAGAAAAAGAAAAACAATCCTATTCTAATTGGAGATCCAGGAGTAGGCAAGACCGCTATAGTAGAGGGCTTAGCGGCACAAATCGTTCAAGGAGAGGCCCCAGAATATTTATTAAATAAAATTATTTATGGGCTAGATCTGGGGATGCTTATAGCGGGTACGAAATACAGAGGCCAGTTTGAGGAACGCTTAAAAAAGATCATTAAAGAGGTCTCGCAAGTAGACCATGTCATTTTATTTATTGATGAAATTCATACTATTGTTGGCGCTGGAAGCGCAGAGGGCACTATGGATGCTGCAAACATGTTCAAGCCAGCCCTAGCGAGGGGAGAGCTTGTTTGTATTGGAGCGACCACGCATGAGGAACACAAAAAAACAATAGCTAAAGACGGGGCTTTGGACAGGCGCTTCCAAGCAGTTAAAATCGAGGAGCCATCAAAAAAAGAAGCTTTAGAAATATTAAAAGGGATCAAGCAACACTACGAAGATTTTCATGGGGTTAAATATAGCGACCGAGCGCTAGAACTCTGCGTTAACCTGTCGGACAAGTACATGGGAGGCAAGAACTTCCCCGACAAGGCCATTGACCTACTGGACCAAGCTGGAGCTAAGACTAAGATTCTTCATTATCAACGACCCCAAAGCGCAAAAGATATTGAGGCTGAGATAGAGGTGCTAATGATGGAGGAGGATGAAAATCCCAATAATGAGGCCATCAAGGAGAAACAGCAGGATTTATTCGAAAGTTATCAAGAGATACTTATAGAATGGGCGAACAAAAAAGAACTGGCTAAAATAATAGTTAAAGAGAATGCTGTATTTGAAGCTGTTTCACAAAAGGCTAAAGTGCCACTGCAGTCTTTATATAATGCGTCCAAAGAGAGATTTCATAGCCTGAACAAGCGGCTAAGAAAGATTATTATCGGGCAGGACGAAGTATTAGATAAAGTATATAACTGCCTATTAAGAGGCCACACTCCCTTAAAACAAAAAAACAAACCCTTTGGAGCGTTTCTTTGCTTAGGGACAAGTGGGGTAGGAAAGACTTTTTTGGCTAAAACCTTAGCGCGGGAAGTCTTTGGGGGAGACAGTAAGCTAATTCAATTAGACATGTCAGAGTATTCTGAAAAAATCTCTGCAACTCGCATGGTGGGAGCTTCCCCAGGGTATATTGGCTATGAAGAGGGAGGCCAACTCACAGAAAAAGTTAAGAAGAATCCTTATTCTGTTATTTTATTCGACGAAATAGAAAAGGCCGACCCTAGCGTCTGTCAGATGTTACTACAAATTCTAGAAGAAGGAAAGTTGACTGATAATTTTGGGAGGGAAACTAGTTTTGCAAATTGCATCATTATTCTTACTGGTAACATTGGAGCTAGCGCAGCAAAGGGAGTGAAAAACATGGGCTTCCTCGATGCAGGTACCGACACTAAAGACTTAGTAATGAAAGAAGTAAAGTCATTTTTTAAACCAGAGTTCATCAACAGGCTCGATGAGATTATTGTTTTTAATACATTTGAAGAAAAACATATTAAACAGATTCTAGGGATTGAGATAGAGAAGCTTAAAGCTCGCTTGCTTGAATCAGAGATTAAATTAAAGGTGATGCCCAAAGCGCTTTCTTTACTAAGCCAGGAAGCTCTTGAAAAGAAAGATGGAGCAAGGCCCATCAAAAGGCTAATTGAAGACAGAATAGAAAAGGCCCTAGCCCCTCTTTTATTGTCAAAGGATAAAAATTTTGAGATTTACGTTAAAAACAATATTATTGTGGCAAAAAAGGCCAATGAGCGAAAGGCAAAAAAAATATCTGACTAGCAAAAAAGGCAAAGAGGCTCAGGCTCGCGCCCGAAAGAAATATGACGATGCGGATTTAGACCGTAGGCGCAAACAAAAACGGGAGTACATGAGAAGAAAGCGAGCCGAAGACCCGAATTACTGCAAGTGGAAGAAATAATAATTTTATTACTGCTCCTACATGCTTGTTGTATCATACTGCTGTTATGGAGAAGAGATCGGTCGATTTTAAATAAGAAATTTAAAAAGCTACAGTCTCAAAAGAAAAGCTCTGAAATTAGAACGGGACAGATAGCCGAGCACTTCACTCCCTTATTAAAAGATTTTAAATACAACCACAAACAGGCCAGATTTTTAGCAACCCCGATTGACTTTGTTATTTTCGAGGATGATGAAATAATATTTATGGAAGTCAAAACAGGGAATTCCCAACTAACAGCTACTCAACGCAAAGTGCGAGACCTAATTAAAGAGAAAAAGGTAAAATGGGAGGTCTTAAGAATAAAATAGCTTGACCTTTGGCGAGATTTATGCTACTGTATTAGCATAATGAATTTACTAAATAAAACAAAGACCTACCTCGTAGGCCACATGCAATACTTGAGTGGGCGAAATTGGAGGGATTCTGTTGCTGAGCAACTTGGGACTTTGAACATTACGTGTTTTGATCCTTATAAAAAGCCTTTTATTAAAGATGTAGAAGAGGACGAGGCTACTCGCCAAGAAATGGATGTTTGGATGAAGACTAAGCAATACGACAGGGTTACTGAGCGAATGAAGACAATTAGGTCATATGATTTAAATTTAGTAGACCGCTCCGATTTCATTATAGCTCATTTGGTTCCTGATGTCGCAAGCTGGGGAAGTGCTGAAGAAATCGTAACAGCGGTGCGGATGAAAAAACCCGTGTTTGTTAGCATGGAGGGCGGCAAGCAAAAGACTCCGTTATGGATGCTCGGAATGTTCCCTCATAAATATATTTATAATTCGCTTGACGAAATCATCGAAATGCTGTATGCTATAGATAGTGGCAGTAAGGAGATTGATTCTGACCGCTGGAGATTATTAAGGAAAGAGTTTAGATAATGGAAGACGTTATAATTTATATAACCACCACGGTTTTAGCGTATTGGGCACTTTTTATAAAGAAATCATGAGTAATAGTAAAGCAAAATATATCCGTAAACTTATGGGCTTCAACGGCGGAGACCCAATTGTAAAGCGTAAATTTAAAGCAATAAAGAAAGAGTATTCTTCTTTAAATGAACTCGACAAAGAAAAATTTTTAAACAATATTAAGCAATTATTTGACGCTGGAGTAGGCGTTTAACTTAAAACAAAGGAAAAAAATGAGCGAAGAGAAAAAGAACGACTGGAGCAAACGTGAACTGGGCGCTTTGTGGAAGAGACAGGGTAAGAGCCAAAACTACCTTTCTGGTTTTGTTAAGGTAGGAGAATTTGGCGTTGAGCAAGAGGTAAGGCTTGTTATTTTTACAAATAAAAATAAAGCTAAAAACCCAAAGGCTCCAGACTTCGTGATTTACCAGTCTGAAGACAGGGATCAAGCAAGCCCAGAAGCAGCCAAGGAAGTAGCTCCCACTGCTGATAGTTCTGCCCAAGAGACAGACGAAGTACCAGAATTACTTAGATAAGTGTATTTGATTCATCATGAATCTTGATTATGCATTAGTAACAGATAGTTCGCTACCTGAAGAAGTAAAAGGTAGCGTAAACTATGTCTCTCTTGATAAGGATCAGTGGTTAGACTTGGTTGACTACACGGCTGATATTGTAAACGAAGATGATACGCAGAAAGTTTTATTCTTGATCTGCGCAAGGGGAACCCCTGAACAGGAAGAAGCGGATCGTTTACGCAAAGAAGAACAAGCCAAGGAAGAAGCAGATCTGCATAGTAAATTAAGAGACTTAGAAAGAGAGACGGAATCTTACTCTCAAGAGGCGATAGATAGAGAAAGAAGAAGAGAGGAATTATTGCAAGAATTATCCCAGCTATCTTCTGAAAACGAAGCCTTAATTGATGCAGCTGCAGAGCGTGAGCGCCTTAGGGCCGAAAGAGAAGAAGAGACTGCGGAGCGCAAGCAAAGACTCAGGAGTAAATCTAAGTCTATTTTTAATGCCCTCTACGGTCAATAATGAATGTATCTAACATTGTCAAAAGGGGCTTGGGTTACGAGATTGAATTATCCAAAACAGTTAAGCTCCTAGGTTTTTTTAGTTTCATTATTAAAACTAAGTTCTTCTGCACAGAGCAAGGCTGTGTCGATTGCGAAAATTATCGTCCAGTAAGAGACAAAAAAATTATAGAAATACTGCAACTAGTATATAATAACAAGAGGAAAAGAGAAGATGTATGAATATGGCTTGAAATTAGATAGGGTCGTTGACGGGGATACCGTTGATGGATTAATTGATCTTGGCTTTGGAATATCTGTTAAAAAACGAATTAGGCTTCTAGGGATCAATGCCCCCGAGACAAGGTTGCAAAGAAAAATCAAAGATGAAGCAAAGCGTATGGCAGAGAAAGAACTTGGCCTTCGGGCAAAAGATAAGCTAGCGGAGTTATTGCACAACAAGGACATCATCATACAAACCAAACTGGACAAAACAGGAAAATTTGGAAGGGTATTGGGCACATTGATAGTCGTCGAACACAACAGCAAGCTAAATATTAATGATTTTTTATTATTAAAAGGATATGTTAGAAAATACGAAACCTGAGCTAGACTCTAGGCTTGAGGTAGCCTTTTCTTATCTCAAACGATTTTGCGAACAAAATAATAAAATTCTTACCCGAAAGTTTGTAAAAACGGAGGCTGGAAATATTGTTTTAATTTGTAGCTCAGACAACGGAGCTTATGCGAGCGTAGGGATCGATAGAAAAAATGATTCATTAAAGGTTTTTATGCAAGACCAGAAGGTAAAAAGATGGGCACAACTAGAGGGATTTACCGAAGAAGAGATGTACGAAAAGCTTGAGGCTGAATTAATTGTAGAAGTCTCTCTTCTAGAGTTAGCAAGGGCGCTAATTGCCTAATGGCCAAAGTAGAACTAATCACTACCTGCGTAGGGAGGGCCTCTTTTTTAAAAGAAACGCTCCCTCATAACAAACTAAAAGTAGACAATGTAGTTGTTGTTACTACCCCTACTGATTACGAGACGCAAAAAATCTGCCGAGAGGAGGAAGTCGAATGCGTGGAGACAGATCTTTTTTATCGCTATAATGCGCCCTTCGACAAAGGGAGGGCAATGAACGAAGGGGTAAGCAAGCTAGCTCACAATGATTGGGTTCTATTCTCGGATTGCGATGTCTTACTTCTCCCTGCGCATAAAGACTTTTTTAGAAACAAAGATCTTGATAAAGAAAATTTATATGGGTGCAGAAGGATTATTATTGAGGGGCGCGCCCAATATATGGATTTTATCAAAGCGATAGCCTTTAATCCGACTACATTAAATATAAATTCACTTGTAAATGATGACGACAAAGAAGTTGGCGTAGGATTCTTTCAGTTTTTTAACATGAAATCCAAAGTCATTGAGGGGGTTTTAGGAAGAGAAATTTATTTAGACAATAAAACCTATAAAGCCTTAATAGATACTTACGTCAAGGACGAGGCGTATCCTAAAATCATAAAATACCAAGGGCAAATTCACCCCTGTTTTCCAACAGCGGGCGGTTCAGATAGTCAATTTAGACATTTTTTTATAGAACAGAACTTAATGGTTGGGCTAAATATACCAGTTATCCATTTAGGCGTAGTTGGCTCTGGGCATAAAGGCAAATCAAGAAATTTTGAATAAAAGTGTAATTATGAATATGTTAAACAGAAATAAAAGACTACAAAACAAATCCAATGGCCCGTGGGGCATGAAAGAGTTTGACGTTTCTTATCGCAAGCTTGGAGATCGAGTCGAAAGACAGAGATTTATTAGTGCGCCTACCGAGGAATCGGCTTTGACCCAGTTTGAATTTATTATGAAAAAGGCTGGCATAGAAGTGGAAATTTTAGGCACAGAAGAAATACAAGATTAATACTAGAATAACTCTTTTTTAAACTGAATATCTGTTGTGAGTAAAGATTCAGTAATAGTGGTCTATATCCCCGACAAAGGGAATTTCCTTGAGCAGTTTTACGGCCTGTACTATAGCGCAGTCTTTAAAACTGAGCTTTATAAAAAGTTTGACTTTTTAGTTTGTGGCCCCTCGTCTATTAAAAAGTCCATCCCCAAAGAGCATTGTATTTTTGTGGAGTTGCCAGAGATATCGCAGTTAACTCACTTTAAATACGTTTATTCTGGCAATTCTTATGGTTACGCAGATTCATTTGCTCCTTTTGTGGACGGCGAATGTATAGATATATTATTAAATTATAAATATTGCCTAAGGCTGGACGTGGACACCTTTTTATGTAATGGCATTTTAAATGCAAATGTTGGAGAAAAAGATATTATTACAGGAACTGCAGCATACGCCAGCGAAACGGCCCGCAAGAAGTTGCCCGTAATTATAAATAAGCTCGGGCTTCCCGACCAAAACATAGCCAATATAGGTTCCACTTGGTTTTCTACTACCGAGAACATGATTCGGCAAGGGGCAAGAACCCTAGATTATGTTGGCTATTTTTTGCAGAATGAGTTTGAAAAACACGAAGGGAAGTGGCCGCAATGGTACGCTGGAGTGATATTGTTATACGCGGGTCATGTTGCGATTAATTCTAGCCAGCTTAACATAAAAAAGACGGATAAATTTGATTATTACTCCACCTCTCAAAATGACGCCAGGGATTATTATACAATACATTGCTGGCATACAGAAAAGTTTTTTAGTAAATTCGCCTTCGCAGGAGGCAAATATAAAGACAGAGAATCAGTCGGGGACTCATTTCAATGCGACGAATATTCTTTTGGCTGCGCATCAAATGGACGAGAAATGCTTTATGAAAATAGATGATATTTGTGTATTAATTTTAGGCGGGTCGAGGTTTAGGGATTCTCGAATAAAAGCCGTGAGAGAGACGTGGCTAGCCAATTTCAACAATTACTTTATCAGCTGTGACGCACCGCTAGACAAAGACCTCAATCGCGCTGTGGGTGTAACGGGAGATTTTATATTCACTACAGATCATAGTGACTGCCATAGTTGCCCGCCAAAGATCTTTAGGGGCCTTGAGCATGTCGTCGCAAACGCTAACGACTGTCCTTGGCTTTTTATTGGAGATGATGATACATTTGTCAACACGGTCAACTTAATTGCTTTTACTAAAATGCTGGAGGTCACGGATGATAAGATGTACGGCAAGGATATGACAGGCAATTATCCCTATAATGGCGGACAGATAAAATACTTATCGGGAGGCGGAGGCACACTTATGCCAATGCACGTAGCAAAAAAAATGATAAAAAGGGCTAAAGAGGAGGATTGGTTTGAATGGCTGTGCCTGCCTCGCCAAATACCCCCCAAGCACGCGAAGGATTATCCTACTGCCGCAGGAGCAGACACAAAGCTCGGATGGCTAGGCAATCAACTAAAGATCACACAAGTGTCCTACCCACATTTATTTTATCCAGAAAGTTATAAGAAATACAAGCATGATCCATCTAATATTCTACAATGCATCACATATCACAGGCAATACGGCAATGCCCAAAGAGAATTAAATGAAATCGTTTTTAAAGACATATCTAAAAACAAACTAAGTCTTGAGCCGCCTGCGCCGAAAAAGGTCATAGAGAGAGCTGCGGTGCAAAATATTGAAAAGGGATTTGGCACTTCTTATTATATAAATACCGAGCTTTTACTTTTGAGAAAAAAGATTGAGAGGTTAGAGAAACAATTAAATAACAAATGAGCTGTTGCGACGAAGATAAATCCTGCGGGGATTGTAAAGATAAGCTACTTAAACTCGAGGAAGAGGTAGTAGTATTAACTCGTGAGCTTAGAGATACCCACAAAAAGGTAAGGTCTCGGTTAGACTTTTTATTAAAAAGGATTCAGGACATTGAAGAGCAACTGACTTCAGAAAAATCTTGACATTTCTTGATACTTGTGTATCATTGTGCCTTTAAATAATTATTATGAAAAATAAATTCGTAAAAATCGGAATCGTAGTTGCAGTTGCCCTTGTTGGGTTTCTGGCATATAACAAGATTAACGCGGCTGAATTGCATGGAAATTTCTCTGCAGCCTACA